TGACGAGTGCGAAGAAATTGCAGAACAAATTAGTATGTATAATACGATGGTCGAGGCGATGAAAGCGCAACATAAAAGCAAGGAACTTTTATTGAAATATGAGGACAGGTTGTTTTTGAACCCGACTTCACGGATAAAAGCTGTCCCTAAAAAGCCAAGCGAGGAGGAGCCGTCAGAGTTTGGGGAGTTTATGAAAAATCGGAGGGGTTAATATAAATGCTTACAAAAATTTGTACAAAGTGCGGTAAGGAACTTCCAGCCACTCTTGATTATTTTTCTAGTCGGAAACGGAATAAAGATGGCCTGCATGAATTATGTAAAGTATGCCGAACCGCAAGAGATAAACAGTATAGGCAAGAACATATAGAGAGATACCACGCCACAACAAAAGAATGGAAAGAAGCAAACAAAGAACACATTGAAGCTACTAATAAAAAATATGCAGAGTCGCATAGAGATAGGCATAAGGAAACAAACAAACAATGGTATATACGAAACAAGCCGAAGAAAGATGCTTACGTAAAACGGTGGGCTAGGGAAAATAAAGAGCAACGTAACAAAACAATAAAGGCATGGCGCGAACAAAACAAAGATGCTTACGTAAAGATATTGAAGAGATATAGGGAACGGAACCCGGATAAGAACGCTATATGGGCAGAACGCCGACGCGCAAAAATGAAAAATTTACCAGCAACTTTAACCGATGAGCAATGGGAAAGCGTTAAAAGTTTATTTGAATATAAATGTGCTTACTGTGGTGTTAAAACAAAATTGACGCAGGAACATATAATTCCCGTATCTGTTGGGGGAGGTTATACAGCAGATAATATTATACCAGCTTGCAAAAGTTGTAACTCAAAGAAAAGAGCGCAACCGTTTTCAGAGTGGTATCCAGAGCAGGAATTTTATAATAAAAACAGAGAAGAATTGATTTTAAGGGTTGTGATGAGTGATGCCATATAGCGCAGAGAAGGCATTTGATATAATTAAATTTATTGAAATACTGCATCTTACAGGGGATTTTTACGGAAAAAGATTTATGCTTGAAAATTGGCAGAAGGAAGCAATAAGTCAAATATATGGAACGGTAGACAAGCAAGGCAAAAGACAGTATCGCCATGTATATTTAGAGATTCCTAAGAAAAACGGCAAAACTACAATGATAGCTGGAATCGGATTGTATCATTTAATTTGCGATTCTCCCGGTGGAGAAATATATTGTTGTGCAGCAGAAAAAGAACAGGCCGCAATTTCATATCGCGCAGCGAAACAAATGATTGAACAAAATAAAAATATAGCTTCTTTATTAAAGGTTGTGGATAGTAAAAAGGAAATCCACAATATTAAAACAGGAACATTCTTAAAGGTTTTGTCTGCGGAAGCATACAGCAAGCATGGATTAAACCCATCAATTGTAATATTTGATGAGCTCCACGCTCAAAACAATAGAGATTTATGGGACACAATGAGTTTTGGTTCAGCTTCAACACGTGAACAGCCACTATTTCTCACTATTACTACGGCCGGGAATGATCCGGATCATAAAAGCATAGGGTGGGAACGCCACGATCTTGCAAGGAAAGTTATTGATGGAGAGTTAATAGACCCAACATTGTACGCTAAAATTTATGGAGCACCCGAAGATGCGGACATCTACGACGAAAAAGTTTGGTATGATTGCAATCCGTCGCTTGGAGTAACGGTTGACATTAAAACAGTACGAAGCGAGGCGGTCACGGCAAAAAATTCTCCGGCCGGAGAAAAACTATTCCGTTGGCTACGATTAAACCAGTGGGTACAACTAAAGAAAATCGGCTGGCTACCTTTGACTTTATGGGATGCAACTTCCGCAGATTGGAACCCTGCCGACATGCTAGGCAAGCGATGCTATGTCGGAATAGATTTATCAAGCAAGATAGATTTGACTTCCATTGTGTGTTTATTCCCGCCACAAGATGATTATGGATGGCGATATCTGACTGATTCGTGGATTCCCGAAAACAATATGAAGGAAAGGGTGGACAAAGACCACGTTCCGTATGATGTATGGGTGAAGAATAGACACCTAAATGCTACTCCGGGCGATGTAATTGACTACGGATTCATACGGGCGCACATTGAAAAGCTAGAATTGATGTATAAAGTTGACTATTATTGTGGCGATCCGTGGCATTTGGAAATACTTAAACAACTTTTGCCACAGGAAATTAGCGGTAGGATAATAGAAATCTCGCAAACGATGGCAGGAATGTCAATCGGTATGGGCGAACTTGACCGAATGTTTCGGGCAAAAGAAATCACCCACTTAAAAAACCCTTTAGACCGTTGGAGTTTTGGAAACGTTATTGTCGCAACCGATGGAAATGAAAATATTAAGCCAATGAAGAATAAGTCTATTGAAAGGATAGACCCGACAGTGGCTTTGATAGACGCTATGAACGGAGCGATACGCCTCGAAACAAAAAGGAGTGTGTATGAAGAGAGAGGAATGCGATCGCTTGCTTGAGGAGGTATAAATTATGAAACTTGGGATTAAAAACAGAATAAAGATATTAATGACGGGCGATATAAGCGACCTCAACAGGGCGTTTTTAGCAGGCGATGAAATCGGGGGAGGCAATGTAAACGCCGATATGGCGATGAAGTATAGTGCGGTATCAGCATGTATCAGGGTACGAGCAGAAACGTTTGCAACCTTGCCTGCAATACTGTATAAGAAAAAAGGTGAAGGCCGGGAAGCAATGAACGACCTGATGATACATGATATTTTACATTACAGACCAAATGAAGAAATGTCAGCTTTCAATTTTAAAGAAACAACAATGACAAACTTTGACTTGGGTGGTAATTCAGTCTGCGAAAAACTTATGAATAAGGATGGTGAATTAGTAGGGCTGTATCCGTATCAACATAATAAGGTTGAAATCAAACGAAATAGGGAAACACATAAATTAGAATACATTATAAAAAACGGCTCGACCAATAGAGTTTTATCAAAAGATAAAGTATTCCATGTTCCGAATTTATCGTATGATGGCATAGTCGGTCTTTCGCCGATAGCTTATGCATCGGAGGCAATTCGTTTAGGTTTAAGTTATGAGAAGTTTGGTGTGAACTTTTATAAAAATGCAGCGATGCCAAGTGGAGTGTTTCAGCATCCAACCAACTTGAGCGACAAGGCATTTGACAGATTACAAAAAGACCTCAACAAAAATTATTCTGGCTTGCGAAACACAGGTACGCCGATGATTTTAGAAGAGGACATGAAATGGTCGCCAATGTCAACTACACCGATTGATGCACAGCTTTTAGAAAGCAAATACTTTCAATTAGAGGATATTTGCAGAATTTATCGTGTACCACAGCACATGGTAAATAAACTTGACCGCAGTACGTTCTCAAATATTGAGCAACAAGGTATAGAATTCGTAATGTACACGATGCTACCTATTGCTAAAAGGTGGGAAGATAACATTAATATGCAACTTCTTACACAGAAGCAACGTCAAGAAGGTTATTACATTGAGTTTAAACTTGACGGCCTACTTAGAGGCGACCAAAAAAGCCGGTCCGAAGCATATGCAATCGGGCGTCAATGGGGATGGTTAAGCGTTAACGATATTAGACGACTTGAAAACATGCCTAAAATTGATAATGGCGACATCTATATCCAACCTTTGAATTTTGTCGAGGCAGGACAACCAACACAAAGTATTCAAGCCAACGCAAAACTCGTTGAAGATATTTATGAATTAATAAAAGAGAGAGGAGGTAAGGAATGAAGTTTTGGAACTTTATAAACAAACCAGAAGAGGCCGAGTTAAGAATCGAAGGCGACATTGTAGATGATGACAATGCGTGGGTATATGAAATGTTTGAAATGGCGGCAACATCGCCAAACGCATTTAAAACTGAACTTGAAAAAGTCAAAGGCAAGCCTTTAACAGTTTGGATTGATTCATACGGTGGTAATGTTTTCGCAGCCACAGGAATTTATAACGCACTAAAAGAACACGATGCACCTGTGACAGTTAAAATTGACGGCAAGGCAATGTCTGCCGCAACTATTATAGCGATGGCAGGCAAGGAAATATTGATGTCACCGACGAGTATCTTTATGATACACAATCCATTGACAGAAGCCTACGGTTATGCCTCCGATTTACGAAAGACTGCGGACATATTAGACGAAGTAAAAGAGTCAATTATGAATGCTTATGAATTGCGAACAAAGCAAAGTCGGGATCATATATCAGACTTGATGGATGACGAAAGTTATATGTCGGCTAAGACAGCAATCAAAGAGGGCTTTGCTGACAGCATGATGTATGAAGATGTCGAGGCGGCACCGCTAAACTTTAATTTTAACAGGCATAAAATACTAAATTCCACAACGGAATCTGTGAAAAAGATTATCGAATTGCAGAAACCAGTAGTTATTCCTGAAAATACAGAACTACTCAAGGCTATATTGGCTTTGGAAATCGAATTATAACGGAGGTATAAAATGAAATCAAAAATAATGATGCAACTTTTAGCTGATTTCGAGCTAAAAAAAGGAGAAGCCGAAGCGTTAATTGCTAAAGCTGACACAACGCCAGAAGAACTCAAGGCAAACACAGAGGAAGTCAAGGCTATTAAAGCCAAGATAACCGCACAAGAATCTCTTGATGATGGTAAAAAGTTTGACGATAAGGGGGAAATAGTGAAACCAGTTGTAGATACAAAACCAGTCAACGAACCTATTTACGCAGAACCTGCGGATCATAAGATGCCATTTAATAATTTTGGTGAACAGCTACAAGCGATTGCAAATTCATCGAAGCAGGGTGCAACAATAGACAACAGATTGCTTGCTGTACAGAACGCAACAGGCACAAGCGAAGGACAGCCAAGCGAGGGCGGTTATTTAGTACAAACCGATTTCGCAACACAATTGATGGAAGATGTTTACGCAAATAGCGTTCTTGCTTCTCGTTGCAAAAAAGTTCCTATCAGCGCAGGCGCAAACGCAATAACAATCAATGGATTTGACGAAACGTCAAGAGTTGACGGATCAAGAAAAGGCGGAGTACAGGGCTATTGGGTAGAAGAAGCAGGAACAGCAACAGCATCTAAGCCTAAATTTAGACAGATTGAACTAAAGCCTAAAAAACTTGTCACACTTTATTATGCAACAGACGAACTTTTGTCTGATGCAAACGCAATGGAAAGCGTATTAAGTGAAGCGTTTGCGGGTGAAATGGGATTTAAAGTTGACGATGCTATCTTTAGAGGCGATGGCTCAGGAAAACCTTTAGGTATTATGAATTCGCCAGCGGTAATTTCACAGGCGAAAGAAACAGGTCAAGCCGCCGACACAGTTATACATGAAAATATTTCGGCGATGTACGCAAGACTTATCGCAAGTTCTCGCAAGACTGCTGTTTGGGTTATCAATCAGGAAGTTGAAACTTTCTTGGATAACATGGCACTTTCTATTGGTACAGGTGGACAACTTAGCCCATTTGCTATGGAATACATGATGAAGGGTACAATCAAAGGATTACCAGTCATTCCAATTGAACAGGCATCGGCAATCGGTGATGTTGGCGACATCGTGCTTGCCGACTTTAACCAGTATATGCTAGCAGATAAAGGATCGCCAAAGAGTGCAAGTTCTATCCACGTTCAGTTTACGACAGACGAGCAAGTATTTAGAACAACTTATCGTGTTGACGGTCAAACTGCAAGAGCAAGCGCAATCACACCTTATAAGGCGACAAGTTTACGTACACTTTCCAGCTTCGTAACATTGGCAGCAAGATAAATTAAAAATAGATTAAACTAGGAGGTTTAATATGAGATTATCAGAAACAAAAGGGATTGTATATGTCTTAAAACCCGCAGATTATGGTGCAGCAGGAACAGGCGAAAGCATCAACACCGAAGGATTCGGACATATAACATATTTAATTCAGTGTGCAACATTCACCGACAATTCATCTTCGGGCGCAGATTTGACTGTTAAATCGGGTATTGCAGACGGAACGCAAACCACAGCAGAAACTTTCAATTATCGGATAGCAAGCGGAGAACAAGCGGCAGCAAGTGCGGATGTATTTGGTAGCGAAA